CTTCGGCTGCCCAAAGCGCGGAGACGATCTTTTTCTCTTCGTCTGGCGTAGCCATCCAATGCTCTTGGTGGGTTGTCATTGCTCACCCTCCACTTGTTGTATCCTTTGCCCTATCCATCGCATAACAGGCACGGCCATTGAGTTACCCAGAGCCTTGTATCGAGGGCCATCAGGGCACTTGTCTCTGACGTTAGTATAGTTGTCAGGGAATCCTTGTAGGCGCTCGCACTCAACTGGGGTTAGCCTGCGGACTGCCATGTTATCGCGCAACAATGGTGTATTTCGTCCAGATGCGTTTGAATTTGTGTTGAGCGTGTTGAAAACCTCGTTCTCTCTTAGCTCACCTGCTTGATTTTGAGCAAAGGCAACCGCTGGCGCAGAACCCTGAGCCTGCATGGTTGGGCTGACGTTGTTACCTAGCGCACCCATAGCGTCAGCGTTTGCGTTAGATGGGAAGGCCACCAAATCAGTGGCATCCTTGTAGTCCCTAGCTTTTAACGCACTAGCACCACCATCCTCTACGTAATCGCCAAACCCGCGCATCCTCGCAGTGCTGACTCCAGCCTTGGCGGCAACTTCTTTCCTCTTCTCTCTGCTCGGCGCAGGATTCCCTGACAGGCTTTCGCGCTCAAAAAGTACCGCTGCGGCACGTCGCCAATCTCCAAGGTATCCGACAACAAACACACGGCGGCGTCTTTGGGCCACTCCGAAGTATTGAGCGTCAAGCACTCGGTAGGCGAACCCATACCCGAGTTCAGCCAGCGCCCCGAGGAAGGAACCAAAGTCCCGTCCTCCACCTGATGACAAGACGCCGGGGACGTTCTCCCAAACCAGCCATCTGGGGCTTTTTCGTTGAGCAAGCCTAATGTACTCGAGTGCCAAGTTGCCACGGTCATCATCCAGTCCCTTTCTAAGTCCTGCGATTGAGAAGGATTGGCAGGGGGTTCCTCCGACAAGAAGGTTAATTGATCCATAGTCGTCACCAATAGTTGTGAAGTCCCCGTGCAGCGGCACATGAGGGTAGTGATGCGCTAACACCTCCCGAGGGAATTTTTCTATTTCAGAAAAGAAAGCAGGCTCCCAGCCAAGAGAATGCCAAGCTACGGTTGCTGCTTCGATGCCAGAACAGACTGATCCGTACCTCACCCCATAGCCTCCGCCTTCCACTTCCCGTACCGTCGCATGTGCATCATCACCATCCGAGCATAGAAACCATCCTTGTCGCCGTAATCCCTCGCCATACGTCGCATGGTGCGTGCAGATCGCAACTCATCGGCTGCCCAGCCACGGCACCTATCGCGAGAATCATGATCGGCGTAGCGATTGACAGCGCTCTCTGCGAAGTTGCGGCACCTAGCGTTATCGCCAGGCGGCTGGTGCATGATGTCGATCAGGGCGCGCTCGAGGCGCTGCTCGCGGGCTTTCAAGTCTTTGACTAGTTCAATCATTGGCACACCTCCTCGTACTTGTGCTCATAATCCGGCCAGCCATTCTCACCACGCGACTGCTCCCACATCTCCACCATGAAGCAATAATGCTCGTTCTCGGCGCGCTGTATCTCTCGCTCACCGCTACTCATCCACGCCCAAACCGCCATCGCCGCCAACAAAACGGCCAGAAACGCGATCCTCTCCAAAATAATCTCGCTCATAATCTGCATAGCCCCGTAGTTTTTGCGCTATCTTGCGCAGTGCATTTTCCTGAATGGTCCTAACGTGCTGGCGAGTAACCCCAAGCTCCTTTGCAATCTCGGCAAAGCTCATGTGGTAATCGCTGTCGTCCAAAATTCGTTTAGCCATGAAACGCCTGTGGCCGCTTATGCGGCCTTCTCCATTGCGATGTTCATTGCTATGTCAGCCAGTGTTCCCGCGACGCCTTCTGGGTTGTCGGCAAACTTGCGCTGCAATGCTTCACGCTCGCGATCGCTGAGACTAGCGAGAAACTTTTCAACGTGAGCTTGTATTGCGTAGATTGTGTGTGCGTCCATTGTCTTTGCTCCTTGGTCGTTAGTGGCTGTGTCCCCAGCCGATGAATTCTATTATCCAGATATTTACACTAGGCGCAATACTTTTTTACCCTTGAAGGTAATTATTTACCTGAGCAACGGCATCATCAAAGCCGTGGCACACTAGGACGGTATGCCCGATGCCCTCAAGGTATTCAATCCAATCCTTTTGTCGGTCGGACAATCGCCCGCCTTTGGCGCGCTTCATCTCCACCCATAAGCCCCAGGCGGGTACGTATAGATCGGGCACGCCAGCCGATACGCCTTCCAGCTTTAGCGCCGCTGCCGCCGCCTTTGATCGGTGGCCGCCATTGGGAATGGCGAATATGCGCACCGGGCGATATGTCTGGCGGAACCAAGAAACAAAATTGCGTTGCTCTACGTGCTCGCTATTCAAAAGGGTATCTCCGCCGTCCACGACGGGCAGGCATCGACGGTAGCCGCAAAGTCATCTGGCGGCCTGTCTTGGTGTGTGTAGCACCAGCCATTGTCGCCGTAGCTGTCGCAGGTGTGGCAGCACCTTGGCATCCTTCGTTCTCGCCATGCTTTAACAACCTCCGGCTCAGGCGGTCTTTTGTCGCTCATAAAACACCCTTTCTTTGATATCAAAAAACTTGCCGTTTTTCTGGTAGCTGATAGACACCGGCGGCGGTAGTGACTCCATGTGCGCAGCAATATCTGCAAGCGACGATCGCTCTTGGATGCCTTTTTTTGCTTTGACGTCGCCGTTGGTTAGCTCAAATAGCTTTACCCTGGCACGTTGCCCAGCGTAGCCATCGTGCAACACCGTCAGGTACTCGCGCACTGGCGGCTCGGACAATGCGCCATAGTAGGTAACTACCAGCATTTCAATGCCCGTTCGGTGACTGGTCTTGGTCGCCCAGCTCCACGACGTGACCTCCATCTCGTCGGTGCCTGACCCCATAATATCAACGTCGTGCAGCTCGTACTTCTTTTCTTCAACCGGAAAGACATAGCCGCACGCCTCGCACGCCTTGGCGGACAAATGCACGATTTCGTCGCAGTTCGGGCACAGCTTGACCGGCGCATCACCCTCGCCGCTGCTGCCCTTCTTTGGCGGCTTGACGGCGGTTATAGGCCCGTGCGTTTGTACGCACCCGGCAAAGTCGAGCACTAGACAGTGGTCAGTGTGACTTTTTAGTCTCATACCACGTCCAACCATCTGCACGTATAGCGTCGGCGATAGCGTCGGGCGCAGTAGCGCAATCAGGTCGATATCGGGGTAGTCAAAGCCAGTCGTCAGCACGTTTGCGTTTGTCAGTGCCCGTATGCGCCCTGCTTTATACTCGGTCAATATGTGGCTCCGCTCGGCAGCTGGCGTATCGCCCGTGACGCACGCAGCAACTATGCCGCGGTCAGTTAGCAGGTCGGCGATAGACTGCGCGTGCTTCACACCAGCGCAAAAAAACAGCCAAGCCTTGCGATCACCTGCCAGCTTTATCACCTCGGACACCACGCCCTCGTTTTGCATCGGGGTATCAACGGCGGCTTGCAGCTCTTTCTCGATATACTCGCCGCCGCGTTTGTGAACGCCATCGGCGGACAGTTTTACATCTGTCACCTTAGATCGGGCCGGTGACAAAAAGCCACGATGCACCAGTTCCTCGATTGTTACCGGTTCGATCAGGTCGTCAAATAGCGCATCGCCATCAGTAATGTACCCGTGCCCCAGCCGGTACGGTGTGGCTGTTAGGCCAATCACGCGCAGCGCCGGGTTGATCGTTTTAAGGCCGCCGATCAGCTTGCGGTAACCGCCCTCGTCGCGATGGCTAATAAGATGGCATTCGTCAACGATAATGAGATCGGTGTGCCCGATTTGTTCCGCTTTGTTGCGTACCGATTGAATGCCTGCAAACGTAATAGACTCGCCCAGATCACGTTTACGCAGCCCAGCGGAGTAAATACCCATCGGCGCGCCCGGCCAGTGCTGGCGCATCTTTTCCGCGTTCTGCTCAATCAATTCTTTGACGTGGGTCAGCATCAGCACGCGAGTCTCAGGCCATTGCGCCAGTGCATCTTTGCATAGGGCAGCGACGACGTGCGATTTGCCGGCGCCAGTAGGCAGCACTAGGCACGGGTTGCCCTTGTCGTGCGTCCTGAACCACTCGTATAGCTGGTCGATAGAGCGTTGCTGGTAGTCTCTAAGCACGCGTCACCCCACTATCCTGCCGTCGAAGTCATCGCGTATTGCGTTGATCGTTTTATCGCCTGATATGCACGCCGCCGGGTTAGCCACCAGCTCGGACGATAGGTAGCCGCCCTCGCCGTTCTTTACGCTTACGCCGTCGATAATATAAACCGGCTCCCATTCGGTGCTGGCGTCTTGATCTATGCGCCATGGCACTAGGTCGGGATGCAGCGCGTGGTTATCGCAGCCGGTGCGCTGGAATTCTACTGGGATGCCGTCAGCCTGGTGGCGCTCGCACCGCCATGCGCTATCAGGCATAGGCGTCGAGTGCGCGCAAGTGCGACAGCTTATCTCGGGCAGCGCATCCTTATGACAAAAAGCATGATAAGAGCACATCTTGCACTCGTACCACGTCGGGTCGGTAGATATCGGCGGCGGTAGGCTCGGTTCACTAACTAGGCGGTGCCCGCGATCTACGTAGCCTTGAGCGCGTTTTTTATCGAGCTTAACCCGCTCAAAATAATATCGGTCGTCGTCCTTGCATATGGCGACGTACAACGCCCGGTCAATCTCAGACCCCAGCATATACACTTGGCACTGCGCAAAGTGCTGCGGCTTTGACTTCTCAAGGCCGTTTTTTTGTAGTTCGTCGAACGATTTCTTGCTGTGCGTCTTAAACTCTAAAACGTGGCGCTTAGACGGTGCCTCGGGCACGCCGCAGTTAGCGATGCCGTCCATGCTGCCAGAGACGTGATTGCCAAAGTCAACACAGTCTTGAGATCCGTCGGTGGTCTTGACGTCTACGCCAATGGCGCGAAGATCGTTGATAATGATTCGCTCCTCGTTTTGACCGCGCCGGAACAGGCGCAGGATTCGACCGGGAAACTGCTCAGAGCGCACCCAGCGAAACGACAGCCAAAGGTAACGGTCGCAGTGGTGGCCTAGTAGCGATGCGCCAAGATGCGGGCGTGGCGGCTCTTGGTGGCGTTCGTGGTGCGCGTCGATGAGTGACGCGGTTGTGATGGTGGGTTCGGGTATTAGGGTCATGCTATATCAACCTCTTTTTCGATCGGTATTAGGTTTAGCTGACCAATAAGATCACCAATGTCATTTTTGGGAGATCCCACATCTCCGTGGTTTTCGTGGTAGCCGTATTTTTTCTCAGCGGCTCTACGCGCAGATATGGCGTCGGCTTTGTTGGTAAAGTAGCCGAGATCCTTTAATTTACTGTTTAATTTTATTCGCGCGCGCCATTTATTATTTCGTTTATTCCAATCAACCCCAGTAACCCCGCTTGTGTTGTTTGCATATTTTGACTGGTTTTTTCCGTTTTCTTGATGCGAGACAAGCCGCATGTTCTCAATGCGATTGTCCGATCTGTCGTGGTTAATGTGGTCAATTTGCATCGGGTGCGGATCGACGCCGTGATAGATGGCATAACAAATTCGATGAGCTTGGTATTTTTTTCCACATACTCTCAATGTCTTGTAGCCATCTTTGTCCAACCCGCCCGCCTCATCACCCGCACGAGCGTTTGACGATGTACTTATCTTCCGCGTCAAAATCCCTGTCTCTGGGTCATAGCTAAACAGCCGTCTCAATTCTTCTATCGGTGGTAGTTTTTTCATAGCAATCTCCAAAAAGGGGCCGAAGCCCATACTTATTATCTTTATGAAAAAATATCGTACTGACTTCTTTCGGCCATCGACATATTGCGCATTGCAAGGTTGAAGTAGCTCGATTTAAGCTCAACGCCTATAGCTTTGCGGCCCATCTGCACTGCAACATATGCCTCGCTTCCTATGCCTAAAAATGGCGTCAAAACCGTATCGCCAGGCGCAGTCCAAAGTTGCAAAGCGCGCTCAATAACATCTAGCTGCAATGGGCATATATGACGCTCGTCGTCAGACTCCCTGCCTTCTCGGAAGTTGAGCGTGTTGGTTTGGTTGATGTCGTCCCAAACTGGCGAAGCATAACGCTGCCAAACGTCTATAGATGTGCCATCGCCTTGCGGCGTGTAATACCAGCGCCCATCCTCATATTGCGATCCCTTAAAAGATGGCGGTGGATTGTCGCCAACATAATGCGTGAACTCGCCAGATACGGGCTTTTCGTTTTCGCCCGGTTTGCGCATAACCACCAAATAATCTGGGATACCCTGGCGCGACATGGCTGAATCTTTTTTTATCTGCTTATGAAGAAGACCTAGCGCTTTTGTTCTTTGCATAGCAACCACCGGATCTTTCCATATGCAAACCTCAGAGTGGTAAATAAAACCATTAGACTTAAAAGTACGGATAAGATCGCCGCGAAAGTCCTTTATTCCTATAAACCCATCATTCTGTTTGCTCGTTGGAAGATTCATACAATGCACGGCCATTAGTCGACCTGGGCGCAAAACCCTATATAAATTTTCTACCAAATACGAAAACTGCACGAAGAACTCATTATCGTCTTTTACGTTACCCATATCTCGGTCACTGTTGCTATAGGTGTATAAGCTAGCAAACGGGGGAGAATAAATTATGTGGTCTACGCTGTTTGACGGAAGATCAGCGCAAACCTCGACCGTATCCGCGTTATAAATTGCATATTGATCAGTTATTTTTTGGTCAATTACGCTGCCCATGTTGGCATCTCCATTTTCTTAGCTGGGTTGTATTCAGACTTCTCTGATGAAGCCATTCCTAAAGATTCGAGCGTCTTATCGCGCATGATTTCGATCATTTGAGATTTTAATTGTTGCTGCTGTTGCTCTTTGCGTCGTATGTTCTCAAGCACGGCGCCCTCGGTGTCAGCACAGATTATGTGAACCGTTACTGGGCGATCTTGCCCAAAACGCCAGCATCTTCTAACAGCTTGATAAAACTGCTCCCATGAGTCTGAAAGACCAACAAATATCATTTCATTACATTGCTGCCAGTTCATGCCGAATCCGGCAATCTTTGGCTTGCTTACAAGTACCTGAACCAAACCGGAACTAAATCCCATCATGCTCTCTGATTTATGATGCGCAGTATCAGAACCCTTGACTTCTACAGCTCCAGGAATAGCATTTTTTAGTTTTTCGCTTTCATCGTTTAAATGACACCAAACGAGTAGCTGCCCATTAGACATAGATGCAATCTCGGCGGCTTTTTGCACTCTTGCGTTGACGCTGTTTTTTCTTGCCTTATTTCGATCAAGTAGCGAAGCATACACAAGGAAATGTTTTAGTTCTTGCACCGTTAGCTGTATCTGAGCAGACGATAAACGAGGGGAAAAAGTTTGGCATCAATGTGAGTCGAGCTGATTCTACTACTTGCTCTGGAATCTATATCACCAATTACGAGCAGCTTCACAATATAGATCCATCAAAATTTCAAGGCATAGTTTTGGACGAATCTAGCATATTAAAAGGTATGCAAGGAAAGATTCGATCTCAAATCACAGAGTCATTTAAAAACACACCTTACAGACTCTCCTGTACTGCCACACCATCCCCAAATGATTTTATGGAGTTAGGAACTCAGGCTGAGTTTCTTGGGATTATGTCGCAAGTTGAAATGCTGGCTATGTTCTTCGTTCACGACGGAAGCGACACATCAAAGTGGAGACTAAGAGGGCACGGCAGAAAAAAGTTTTTTGAGTGGCTATCAACTTGGTCTGTGTTTATATCAAAGCCGTCTGACATTGGTTTTGAAAACAAAGGCCACGATCTTCCTGACTTGATACTCAAAGAGCACATTGTTGAGTCTGGAGAGCGTGACGGTCTTTTTGCGCCGGTCGCACAAGGTCTACTTGATCGAAATAAGGCAAGAAAAAACAGCGTCAACGCAAGAGTGCAAAAAGCCGC